TATCGCTAAATACTACTTGACTTAAATCTAAAGCCATATCTCTTTTCCTTATAAATACTAATAATCGTCGTTTTCTATTCTACGATTCAGTATCTTCTTATAGATAGCTTTTATTTTGGTTATCACACTAGTTATCGCAGTAGATTTAACATCGGCCATCTCTTTTACATACACATAGAGTACTTTTTTGTTTGAGATATCTATTCTATCTGATCTTTTGAGTATTTCGATGATTGCGTCTGCTGCTTTTATCTCATCTTCTTTCTCAAACATGTCAATTATATTCTTCTCTAAGTACTCTACTAGCTCTGCAATGACTGAAGATCTGTCTAATTCATCAGATGTCGGCTGCATTACTAGACTATCGATTGTCCTCTCATCATTATCTACGTTATCAAGAGGTTTTTTTTCAACTAACTTATCATAATTCCTTTGACAATATGCAATCAGATACCTTTTTGCTATGGTGCCAAAATATGAGTAGGCTTTTCCTTTCGATGTGTTATAGAGATGGATCTTTTGAAGCATGAATGATATAACTTCATACTTTAGATCTTCCAGATTCTCAACTTCTGTGTGATAAAACTTAAATGTGTGAATTATATTCTCTGCAAGTTTATAGAAGGCGTAGTGGATCTGGGTATTGTATATTTTATTTCTTTCAGATTCACTTGTAGACTCTCTATACCTAATGATAGCCTCTTGAGTATCTAGGGTGAAGTAATCTATCTTTGATTTTGGCTTTCTTTTCCTAGGTTTGCCTTTCTTTGTGAGTAATACTTCTTCTACCATGCCTATAGTTTACCTGTGAATTGCTTGATGTTCTCTTGCATCGCCTTAATATCTTCGAACATAGTTTTAAGTTCTGGATCTGCTGATACCCACATAGTAGAATCTATCTTCATCGCAGTCTTGTCTATATTATCGGCTAATCCCAGCACCGATTTGATGAATTCGTTCTGCTTTACTATCATCGATTCAAGCTTCACATTCTTGTTATATAGGTTCCAGATCACATAAGCGATGATTGTGATTGGCCAAATTCCTATTGCTATTATTGTTATCATATTATGCTTTGTTTACGTCATTTTCAACCCTAGATGCCATTAAATCAGCCTGGTGGAGGATATATGGAAGATGTCCTTTGATTTGAGACTCAGGAGTATGTGTTTTAAGGTATGATTCATTACCAGGCTCATAAAGACCATCATGAACTTTGATCGCAATATACTCATTTTCAGATACTTCGATCCCAGCTTTTTGAAGATAATACAAACTACGGTCTGCAATCCTCATGTGTTGCATTTGTGAATTGTATGTGAAGTATTTTCCTTGGTTTTTCTGATGCCACTCTGATGTTTGAGGCACATAGAAAGGTTGATCGTTTGTACCTAGCTTTCCAAGATCATGATTGATTGCAGCAAATACAAGTTCTTCAGTAGTGTGAGTCTTCTCTTGTCCAAATTTATCCCAAACCTTATCAAATACAAGCGCAGCTTCAGTTACACGGATCACATGTTCAACGTATCCACCTATGAAGCAATTGTGATGATCCAGTTTTGTAGATGCTGGAGAAGTAAGCAGTGTTACCTCGATACTTTTGTAAAATTTTATAAGTTTTTTAGTCCTTTCATTGTCTGGAAGGTACTTTTTAATCAAATCATAGAATTTCTCTACGTTTTCGATTAATTGTTGTTCGGTTAATTCTTTCATCATAAGTTATTGATTTTAAATAGTATTTGATCTGGAGAAAGGAATGCGACTGTTCTTACTTTATCGTCAATAATATTCTCTTTGCCTAATTCATTATAATCAAAACTCGTGAAATAAACATAGTCTAAGTTCTTAGTTTTATCTTTTATTATCACCATAGGGTATTTTGAGTTCTTAGTTAAGTTCTCAAGCTGATCACACATTCCAGGATCTTCATCGCAAGGAACCTCTACAAATTTTATGTTGTTCTGGGATAAAATACTCTTTAACTTTTCACAAGAAGAACATCCCTTTAACGTTGCCAGTACTACTTTATAATTCTTCATCTGGGTCAATTTGGTTTAAAATATCGTGCCACATAGCTTTCTCTTCATCGCTCATGTTTTGCATTTCTAAGTCTAGATAAGCATAAAGTATATCCAGCTCTAGACTAGTTAAATCTTTTCTATCTTTATATTCTTCTATATCTATCATTATTCTTTATTTTTATCTTTATTCTTGTTCCTCTTTCCCCTTCCCCTTTAGGTAATATAAACAAAAAACCGAATAAAAAAAATATTTTTGACTTTTTTTTTAAAATTTTTTTATTTCAATAATTTTGTTATATTCTTTTATATGGATAATTCCCAACTGGTTCAAAGTTTATTAGAAGTTTACTTAGGCAAAGGCAAAAAGCTGGCCAAGGGTGATTACGCGTATTATTGCCCAGTATGTCAGCATAAGAATCAAAAGCTTATGGTCAATGTGATTTCTGGAGTATACAACTGCTTCACATGTCATCCTAAAACCACAGGCAAAACACCAGTCTCACTTCTAAAAAAGATTGGAGCACCCGCTGAAGCCATACTCGAAATGAAGAGTTACTTTACAAGTGATTTTACAAAAATAGAAGTCGAGAAAGAGAATATTCCGATAATTATACCAAAGGAGTTTGTCAGTCTAAACGATATAAAAGACACGAGTTTAGAGAAAAGACAGGCTATGGTTTACTTAAAAAATAGAATGGTTACTGCATCTGATATTCAAAAGTATAATATAGGGTATTGTAGATCTGGACGATATAAAAACAAGGTCGTAGTGCCATCCTATGATTCCAGAGGCCGACTCAATTACTTTGTAGCACGATCATTTGAAAAAGACCCAAAGCAAAAAATAGATTCACCTTCTTGCAATAAATCTGAGATGGTAGGTTTTGATTATTACATAAATTGGAGCGTCCCAGTAATACTTTGCGAAGGCGTATTTGATGCGATCGCTATAAAAAGAAATGCAATTCCACTCTTTGGTAAAACTATACCTAAAGCATTAATGATCAAACTATTGCAACCTGAAGTTAAGACAATATACTTAGCGCTAGATGATGATGCAATAATGGAGTCTATCGATCATGCACAAAAGCTTTTAGATTTTGGAAAAGAAGTTTACTTAATACAATTACAAGGCAAAGATCCATCAGAAATTGGATTTGAAGGAATGATACAGTACTTGCAAAATGCTAAACCAATGAGCGCGTCAAGTCTGTTAATGTTAAAAATGGAGAAATCATTATGTTAAAAAGTATCAAGAAGATATACCATGTCAGCGATATCCACATCAGGAATTTCAAAAGACATGATGAGTACAGAAGAGTGTTTGAAAAGCTAGCTGACTACATAAGATCTACAAAAACAGATGAGAGTATCATTTGTATAACTGGAGATATAGTACACTCTAAAACCGATATCACCCCTGAGCTTGTAGAAGAGACACAGAACTTCTTAAAGCTAATGTCTTCTCTACTTCCTACAATAGTGATCCCAGGAAACCACGATGCCAATCTGAATAATAATCATAGAATGGATAGCTTGACTCCTATCATAAATGCGATGAACGATAGCAATATCACATACATTAGAGATACAGGAGTTCATAAAATTGCAAACATAGATTTTGTACATTGGTCTGTGTTTGATGAGCCAAAGAAATATATCAAAGCATCGAAAGTAAAGTCAGATTTTAAGATCTGTATGTTCCACGGACCGGTTAATAACTCGTTAACAGAAGGAGATTTTTCTCTTACTGGATATCATATGAGCGTGGCTGATTTTGATGGGTTTGATCTAGTACTTTTAGGAGATATTCACAGAAGACAATTCCTAAATGAGGCACAGACAATTGCATACCCAGGCTCACTTATACAGCAAAATCATGGAGAAGGACTTGATCATGGAATTCTAGTTTGGGACATAGAATCAAAGAGTGCAGAGTACGTTCCTATTGAGAATGATACAGCGTTCTACACACTCTATATTGAAAATGGAATACATCTTGATATCCCAGATTATCTTCCAAAGAATTTATATTTACGTCTTAGATCTAAAAATACTCCACCTACATTAATCAAGGAAATATCAGCCGAGATCAGAAAAGACAGAAATGTAGTAGAGCTTTCACATCAGACGATAAACAATTATTCCAAGTCATTTGCAAGTCATAATACAAACGCAATAAACGTCAGGGATATTACATACCAAAACGTAATATTGTCTCAGTATTTGAAAAATAAATTCAATCTTGACGATGAGGAGATACTAAAGATCTGTGAATTAAACCGAGTAATAAACGATAAAATACCAAAATTAGAAGTCACTAGAAATATTCAGTGGAGTCCAAAACGCCTTGAATTTTCAAATATGTTTAGTTATGGCAAAGACAATGTCATAGACTTTTCA